CATAGTAATCTTTTCTAAAGTATCTTGATAAGATGTTACTATTGTAGAACTTTGGAGTTCCGTCGTCAAGCTGCTCTGTGAGGACTTTGTTTTTAAAGAGTTGTCTTGTCTCTTCGTAGTTTGTCTTGCCCTTTGTATGATGTAGTGATAAGATAATTCGACTAAAATTTTGTTTACCAAATTGTCTAATTTCTTCCTTAAGTTCCGGACAAGACCCATAGTACTTTTTCCAATCAGATTCTGATTTTACTTTTCTCTTTTTACCTTTAGGAGTTCTGAACTGCCAAAAATATTTACGTCCGATGTATTGTCTGCCGTTTTCATTATTTGTAATGAGGTAGACGTAACCGAAGAAATCGCCAATATCGTCAGAAGTAAAAGTTGTACCTTCGTATAGCCAGGGATTTTCATAATCAATAATCATACTCATGAAGTACATCTAACGCATTATTTAGTATGCGTTGTGCAGCACCTCTTTGTCGATCATCCCACTCAGGATACCAAGAGTGTGTATCAAGACCTCTTTTAATTCTAAGAAGTCTTGCTTCCATATCAATTTTTTTAAGTCTTCCGTTCATATAGGTTCGATAGTAAGGATCAGGCCAAGGGCATGATAGTGCTTCCATGATTAGATAGATTATTACTATCTATTCAACTTCTTACAATTTAAACCCACTAAATGTGTCTTTCTTAACATCTTGTTTGATTCCACCAACAACATAAGATTCAACTTCTGTCTCCTGTGGTGCAACTTGTAAACCCTTAGATGAGATCCAATGCTGAGTCCATGGTAGAGGATTATTTCTTGCAGGGACATCATATTGCGCTTTTAATCCAATGGATTTAAGTCTCTTATTCGCTATCCACTCAACATATTGATGAAGTAGTTTATCATTCAAACCGATCATTGATCCATCTTTGAACAAATACTGAGCCCATGCCTTCTCTTCATTAACACATTTATCAAACATAGCAATAGTCCACTCTTCTTCTTCCTTAACTATTTGTTGCATCTCTGGATCATCACCTTTTCTCCAATTGTTTAGAATATTTTGGGTGATTGCAAGGTGTTGGTTTTCATCTCTCGCAATGAGGGATATGATTTTTGCGGATCCCTCCATGAGTTTGAGTTCGCCGAAAGCAAAAGAGCAAGCAAAAGATACATAAAAACGAATACCCTCCAAGATGTTGACATTTGCGACTGCACGATAAAGTTTTCTTTTCAATTCTTTTCGCTCAAGTTGAGCAGAGACATGTTCTCTTAAATTATCTTTCCACCAATTACCTTGATCATACTCATGTGCTTCATTAATAAACTCATCATACGACCCAGTAACGCTCGCTGCTCGTTCTAATATTCTTGGATCACTTATGATTGTATTGAATACCTCTGATGGATCAGAGTAAACGTTTTTGATCACATATGTATATGAACGACTATGAATCATCTCCATAAAAGACCAACACTCCATACACGCTTCTAGTTCTGGTAGTGAGCAATATGGTAGAAAAGCCATACCGGGTGCTCTACCCTGCACAGAATCTAACATAATTTGATACTTTAAATTAGAAGTATAGACATGTTTTTGCTCTGGTCTTAGTGTTTGATAATCTCCACGGTCTTTTTGAAGAGATACCTCTTCTGGTCTCCAAAAATATCCTAGTTGTTGTTTAGTAAGATTTTCAAATTGTGGATATTTAAAATTATCATACCTTTGAACACCTAAAGGTTGTCCAAAGAACATAGGTTGTTTCTTTGTATCAACTTCTTCTGTGTTAAACACAGTCATACCTTGAACTTTAGTCATGGGTTTTTCTGTTGATGAGATTTTAAATTGCACAGGATTCGCACTCCTCTTCTTTTTCGTTGTCTATTTCGTTTATTAAATCTTGTAGATCAGATTTTTCTGATTCTACTTCATCAGTTTTCATATCATTAGTATTTTGGTAGTAAGATGTCTTCCAACCATACTTATATGTGGTTAAAAGATCTTGTGCCATCACTGATACAGGAACTTCAGAGTCGTCAAAGT